TAGATTACATTGAAACATTAGTACCTGATGATGGTAGTATTATTCTACTAGGTCACTTAAAAGATAAGAATATTGATATAGCAGGCAAAGAAGTTGCTGCTGTAGATTTAGACCTTACAGGTAAAATTAAAGCTTTAGTATGTGCTAAAGCAGATGCTATTGGTCTATTGAGTAGAAAAGGTAATCAAGTTATTTTGAATTTCAAAACATCTGATGAGATTACTTGTGGTGCTAGACCAGATCATCTAAAAAACCAAGAAATTATTTTAACTGAATTTACAGATGGGAATCTTGTAGCAAGTTGGGATAAAATATTTGTGTAAATAAAAACAATAACTAAATTTTATAATTATGACATTTGGAGGACAAGACGTTCAAGAAATCAGTAAACCTAAGTATATCCGTCCAGGAATTCATGAGGTAACAATTAAATCATTAAAGGGAGAACTTAATGCTAATGGTAATCCTACTCTTACAGTTGCTATGCACTTAACAGCTGGAGAACCTGATGCAACAACAGATATCCGTTTTTATCTTTCAGATAAAGCAGCAGAATCTACTTATAAGAAAATCCGTCACATCTTTACTAAAGTAACTACAGATGCAGAATACCTTGCAGCTAAAGCTGATAGTATTGAAACATTGGGTGATGTTTATAATAGTAAACTTGCAGGTAAATCACTAAGAATTAAATTCCGTGGTGAAGAATACCTTAAGCAAGATGGTACTACAGGTACACGCGCTGTTATTGGTTATCCACCATTTGCAGAAGCAATCCAAGAAGGTGCTGAATATCCAGTAGTGGCTGTCACTGAAATGACATTTAGCCCTGATGTTGATGTTAAGAAATTGGCAAAACTACCTGATGATGATTTCTTCAAACCAGGACCAGCAAGTGAAGGACTCCAGTTCTAAATTTGGAGGAGTTGATGTAATACATTTAACTAAAGATTTGATACTCAGCAATGTGTCTGAGTATCAAATTTTTAAGTTTTATTGTAAGAACTTTTTAGACCTTGATAAACCATTTTGCTCTGATATGAGGATGGATAAAACTCCATCATGTAGTATTAGAGCCTACGCAAGTGGGTTATACTATAAAGATTTTGGTACCAATGAAAGTTATAACTGTTTCGCATATGTACAAATGTACATGAGATATAAATTCAATGAAGAGTTAACATACCATGAAGTATTAAAAGTTATAGCAACAGATTTTGGTTTTATCAAGAAAGTTCAAAACAAGAAAATAATACCATCTTTAAACTATTTAGGACTACCTGACAAACATGATAGGGTTACTTCAGTAATTCGTATAAAAAAAAGAGACTGGAAAGATTATGATTCCTATTGGGATAAATATTACATTGATAGAGATCTCTTAAATTTTTATAACGTCATTCCAATAACAGACTATTGGATTAGCGTGAAAAGCGGTGAACTAGTAAACCTTTATACAGAGAGTGTGAATGACCCTGCTTATAGTTATGAGCATGGTAAGGGAATGAGAAAGGTTCTTAGACCACTTGCTGAGAAGCAATACAAATGGATAAGCAATATACCAAGAGGTATCTTTAGTGGTTGGCACCAATTAGATAAACAAAACAATCAGATGATTGTCACTTCGTCACTAAAAGACTGTATGGTCTTCAGGCTATTGGGTTTTAACAGTTTAGCCCCACAAAGCGAGAGTTCTTTCTTGAATGAAAATCAGTTTCAAATGTTATCAATGAGATTTAAAAATATAATAATCAACTATGATAATGATGAAACAGGATTGAAGTTTATGAGGAAGTACTCTCAACAGTTTGGTATAAAATCTTTTGTAATTCCTGATGGGATAAAAGATATTTCAGATTATATATCCATAAAGGGATATGATGAAACAAAAAAATTAACAAAAAATTTAAAAGATTATTTAATATGAATACAGAAGTAAAAACAATCAGCATCTCTCAGAAAGAAGTAGCAGCAATGAGAGCATATAAAACAGATGCACAAACAATGGCTAACCATTTTGGCATTACAGTTAGAGAAATGCGTGATGTCCTAATTAAATTTGGTTTTGCTAAACCAACAAAAACTAGTGTTGATTATGTAATCAATCCAGTATTTGATTTTATTATTAATAAAGTTGATAGCTTTGATACCATTACTCCAGCAGCAGCTGTTGATGGTGTTTATGATGCTGTTGTTGATTCTATTGTAGAAAGCTACCCAGTAGCGGGATAACTTACGTTGACTTATGGATAAGTTAACAGAAACAATCCTTCAAGTCATTTATAAAAAAAGAGATGCCTGTGATAGAGTAGCTACTGAGTTAGATACTCTTGACCAGGATCCTTTAGTTATTAAATTCTATGAAGGTAAAGTAGAAGCATTTGATGAAGTTGTCAGTCTTCTTACTAATAATAAACAAGATGAGAGAACCAAATAGACGTAAGATTAAAAATAAGAATGAACTATCTTCTGAGAAAGCAAAGGCTAGACCCAATGTAAGAAGAATAGGTCATAATTATGAGCGGAAGATTGTTAAGGAATTAAAAGAACTAGGTCTCTCTACAGCAGCTACTACAAGAGCTACAAGTAAAATAATGGATGATGCCAAGATTGATATCAATGGTGTTCCATATAATATACAGTGTAAAGCTGTAAAAACTGGCTTAAATGTATTTACTGTTTTAGAGGACATGGAAGAATGTATTCCTAAAATGGTTCCAGATAGAGATGTCTATGTTAATGTGGTTTTTCATAAAAAAGAAAATGAGGAAGTTGTAGTTCTTAGAAAGAGAGACTTCTACCTCATTATTAAAAAACTGCTAGAACATGGAATTACCCTCAGAAGGTACAGCCTTAATTGATGCTGATTCTATAGTTTTTATAGCCCACTGGGACAGTGACAATAAAAGCTATGACAAGCCATTAGAGGCTATTAAACAATCTATTGATAGTTTGGTTAGTTCTATACTAATTAACACTAAAGCAAGTAAGTATTTAGGGTATGTAGGATATACTAGAGCACAATTTAGATATGATGCTTATCCTGATTACAAAGCCAATAGAAAAGACAGGGAGCCTCTTCCTTTTTACAAGGAGGCAAAACAGCATATGGTAGATCACTGGGGATTTATACCACTACATGGTATAGAAGCTGATGATGTAGTTAATATGGTGAGAACTAAATTTGACAATTCATTTATATGTGCAATAGACAAAGATTTACTACAACTAGAGGGAACTCACTACAATTACAAAACTAATGAATGGGTCTCAACTAGTAAACAAGAGGCTAATTTATTTTTTTGGCAATCCATGATTATTGGAGACTCGGCAGATAATGTAAAAGGCCTTGAAGGTAAGGGTAAAGCATTTGCTACTAAACTTCTTATGGATATTGATGATGTAGAATCTTTAAGATATATAGTCTTTGAAGAATATATTATTCAATATGGTGAATATAAAGGCATAGAAAAATTCTATCAGAATTATAAGTGCCTAAAAATCATGGATGGGGAGTATTTTAATGGTGATGAACCTATTATCTTAGATGTAAATAATCTTGTAATATGACTTTAGATGAAATTAAAAATATCAAAACTAAAACAGTAGCATATTTACTGCCACTAGTAACACCTAAAAATGGTAAGATTACTGACTTTAAGGAAGATGAGTTCTTCCCTAAATGTAATTTTATTAATGCTTTTAGGTATTGCGAAGAATTTCCTGAGTTAACTCAACATATATTTGTTGTATATAAATATAGTCCAATTGCAGGTTTTGAAGCTTTTATAACTAGAATGAAGAAGAATCCTAACTTCCATTCATTTGTAGATTTTGATAAAGTTTCTGTTATGTTAATTTATGAAATACCTTTTGAATGCCTAAATACATTATCCTTATTTGATAAAGGTTCTTATTCTAAGTTTAGAGCAGAAGATAAAAAGAAGATTCTTGACTTTTATTCTGCCACATCTTCTGATATGTTTGGCCCATCTGGAGTTCTTTACAAGAAAGAATGGAGAAGGTTAGAAATTGAGAAGCAAATTGGCATGAAACTTCCGTCAGATGCTGAATTATCATCTATTCCTGCTATAGAAGAAGAGACCTATTTTATTAATTATAAGGTCAATAATGAACAAGAGGTTATATAAGAAAGGTATATTCTTATATTTGTATAAATAAAAATATATGGCTAAAAACTATAATGCAAGGATTAATTTTGTATATGAGTTTTTCTCTGCTAAGCCTGGTTATCTAAAGAAATCATTTGAAATTATCAGTGAATTAACTGGTGAAGAAAATTCTGAGGTAATCAGGTTAGCAAAAGAATTATATCGTAGTACAACTAAAAGTACAAGCAGTAGACTAGAGCCTTATTTGGGTGGAAATCCAGATAATGTTTTAGTTATTGGGGATCCACATGAACCATTTACTCTTGAAGGGTATATGGCATTTTGCAGATCAGTACAAGAAGAGTATGATTGTGGTACTGTAGTTCATATTGGTGATGCAGTTGATAATCATGCTGTTAGTTACCATGAAAAAGATCCTGAAGGCATGTCAGCAGGAGATGAGTTTAACTTAGCTCTATTAAAAATGAAAGAATGGTATTACACATTTCCTGTTGCAAAAGTTTGCATTGGAAATCATGATGCATTACCATTCAGAAAAGCATTTACAGCTGGTTTACCTAAGACTTGGTTAAAGACTTATCAAGAGTTATTACAGAGTCCTTCTACATGGGAATGGGATTTTACTCATGAAATTAATGGAGTAATTTATCAACATGGTACTGGATTATCTGGTGAATTAGCAGCTATTAATGCTGCTAGGGAAAACAGACAGTCTACAGTAATTGGTCACTTACATACTGTATGTAATGTTAGATATCTAGCATCTTTTAAAGATTTGATATTTGGTGTTTCAGTAGGTTGTGGAATTGACCATGAGAAGTATGCTTTTGCCTATGGCAAACAGAATACTCGTAAACCAGTAGTGGCTTGCGCAGTTATTTTAAATGGCAAACTGCCAATCAATATACCAATGAGCTTATAATAATAAAAATACCCATACATCAGACAATCAAATGTTTGGTGTGTGGGTTTTATTATTATATTTGCTCCCTTTAAAAATAAAATATAAATGAATATAGAAGTACAAACAGATGGTAAAAAAGTAAATTGGGGGGAAATAGGATATATTACCTTTAAAAGAACTTATGCTAGAAGATTAAATGAAGACAATCCTTCTTCTAAAACAGAAGAATTTTCACAAGTTGTTTTAAGAGAATTAAATGCTTGTGAAAAACAGTTAGGTATTAATTTTACTACTCAAGAAAAACAGTTTTATTATGATACTAGAATGAGTCTTAAATGGTCTGTTGCTGGTAGATTTATGTGGCAATTAGGTACAAAAACTGTTGATAGATTGGGGTTACCTAGTTTACAGAATTGTGCTGGAGTTGTAGTAGATTCACCAATTAGACCTTTTACTTGGGCTTTTGACATGTTAATGCTAGGTAGTGGAGTTGGTTATAATATTCAAAAAGAATATGTGTATCAACTTCCTAAAGTAAAAAAGAAAATTAAAATTGAAAGGGTTGATAATTCATCAGCGGATTTTATTATTCCTGATACAAGAGAAGGTTGGGTAAAATTTTTAGCTAAAGTATTAAAAGCACATTTTTATAGTGGAGAAGGATTTACTTATAGCACTCAACTTATTAGAAGTAAAGGAGCTGCTATCAAAAGCTTTGGAGGTCTGGCAAGTGGTCCAGAAGAATTATGTTGGGGAATTGCAGAAATTAGTAAAATTCTTAATAATAGATCTAATCAAAAAGTTAAGCCTATTGATTGTTTAGATATTATGAATATTATTGGTTATATCGTTGTTAGTGGAAATGTTAGAAGATCTGCTCAAATTGCTGTTGGAGATTTTGACGATTTGGATTTTTTAAAAGCAAAAAGATGGGATATAGGACCAATACCTAATTGGAGAGCTATGTCTAATAATTCTGTAGCTTGTGATAATACTGAATTACTACCCAAAGAATTTTGGGATACTTATGAACAGGGAGAACCTTATGGATTGATCAATCTTAGATTAGCTAGGTTAATAGGTAGAACAAATGAATTTGATTACCCTGATAATGATGTTGTAATTTTTAATCCTTGTGCAGAACAATCATTAAATAATTATGAAACTTGTTGTTTATCAGAAGTATATTTACCTAATATTACTTCTTATAAAGAACTATTAGAAATATTACCTCTAACTTATAGAGTAAATAAACATTCTTTAGCTTTAAAATGTTCTTTAAAAGAAACAGAATCTATTGTTCATAAAAATATGAGGATGGGTATTGGTGTTACAGGTATTTTACAAGCTACTGAAGAACAAAGAGATTGGTTAAAAGATGCATATATTTGGTTAAGACAATTTGATAAACAATATTCTAAAGAACATGGATTTCCAGAAAGTATTAAATTAACTACAATTAAACCATCTGGAACATTATCTCTTTTACCAGGAGTAACTCCAGGAGTACACCCTAATCCAGCAGGACCTTATTATATAAGAAGAATTAGAATAGCTACAAACTCGCCTTTAATTGAAGTATGTAAAAAGCATGGTTATTTTATTGAGCCTGTTAAAAAATTTGATGGTACTGACGATAATACTACTATGGTAGTTGAATTTCCTTGTAAATTACCAGAAACAACACCTGTTGCTGCTAATTATACTTGGCTACAACAATTAGAAATGGTAAAAAGAATGCAAGCTGAATGGAGTGATAATTCTGTTAGTTGTACGGTTTATTATAAAAAAGAAGATTTAGACGATATTAAAGAATATTTAAAAATTAACTATCAAGATAATTTTAAAACCCTTTCTTTTTTATTATACCATGGTCATGGATTTGTACAAGCTCCTTATGAAACCATAACTAAAGAAAAATACGAAGAATTGATTAAAAATACAACACCTATTACTACAGTAGAAGTTTCAGAAAAAGATTTTGATATTGAAGATTGTGATAATGGTAGTTGTCCAATTAAATAAATTTTAGTATATTTGCAGTATAAATCAAAAACCTGCAATAATGCTAATTAAAGAAACAGCACTTCGTAAAGAAAAAAATATTTATAATAAACAAAAAAATAAATATAATTATGTATTTATTTTTAAATGTAAAAGTTGTGATGAAGAACTTAAAGTTCAATCTTCTTCATTTAAAACACATTCTGGAAAATGTAGATCTTGTTCTCAGCAAGGAGAAGATTATGCTCATATTTATAATGAATTAAAAAATCATAGAAATTTAAAAGTTGAGTTTAAATTAACTTTTCAAGAATTTTTAAATGTTATAAAAATTGCAGTTTGTGATTATTGTAAAACAGAACTTGTTTATAATAAACATTCTAAAAATTGGGGTAAGGGGTTGAGTAGAGCACATCAGCTAGATAGAAAAGATAATACAAAAGGGTACGAAAAAAATAATGTTGTTTGTTGTTGTTGGATATGCAATAGATTAAAATCTGATGTATTTACTTATAAAGAATTTCAATTACTATCTCCAACATTACAAATGATTATGAAAAATAGAAAAATAAATAAAGACGTATAAATAAAAAAAATTGAATTAGATAATTTACTTTATCGTGTAGAAATTAGAAAAATAGCAAAACAAATGCTAGCTTTAATTAAATCTATTGAAAGTAATCTTTATAAACAACAACCAAATAAATAAGCAATGGAAAATAAACCAACAAGAAAGTCACGTAAGCCTGCAGCAGCAGACAACATTAAACCAATATCACCAATTATTGGTATGCATTCTGAATTGATGAATGAGAAAATTTCTCAAATTGTTTCATTACAGAATGGGCTTAGTGCTAATGAGAAAATGCTTGATACTCTTAATGAAAAAATTAAAGAGTATTCTAAACAAGTAATGGAACTAAAGGCAGATAATGTTAGAGTACGCACATTACATAATAATCTAGATTATAATTGTAAGCATGCTTATGAACAGATAGCTAGACTTCCTAAGTTTATTAAGTGGCTTTATAATATTCATTAATATGGCAAAGGCTACTATAACATTTAACTTGCCTGAAGAACAGCAGGAGTTTATGGATGCAGTACATGCATCAGACTATAAAGAGGTACTTCGTCAGTTAGATCAAAAATTAAGAAGTAAAATTAGGCATGATGATACAATAGATAATCAAACTGAGCTTGCTTATCAAACTGTTAGAGATATGCTCAGTGGTCTTTTAAGTGATTATGGAGTTACAATAGAGTAAATAGGAGGGGCTAATTAGGCCCCTCTTTTAACTTTATTTTGACATGGTTTGTTGGTATTTAATTGCTGGTTCTGGGTCAAAATTTATACCAGTAATACCTATTAATTTATAACCTTTAGCCATTACTTTGCTATCTCCTTTTTGAAATATACCAGAATCTGTTTTATAAACTTCTGTTGGATCATTAGCTATTTGATCAATAAAATCAAATAATCTTGTTATTATACCCATAATAGCAAATGGCTGTTTAATTGTTTTTAAAGCTTCGCCAGCACTAGGTAGTCCTTTATTTTGTGGATCTCCTAATGTAAAATAAATACCCATTTCATGATTTAACTTCATTGTTAAAAACAATAAATGCTTTAAATATTTTTTATCATCATCATCACCACTTTCAAACAGTGCTTGTAATAATATTACAGCAAATCCTGTAAGACATACTACACCCATTTCCATTATTGCTTTTCTTAAATTGGCTTTTTCCCAAGGCTGTAAATCACTTTTTTCTAGCCCTATGAGTTGCCTAGCCATTTTTTTATAATCATTTTTTAAAATTCTAAAAAATGTAGTATGAAATCCTTCAGTAATATCATCTAATTCATTATCTGCGCCTATATTTTTGTATCTCTTTTTAAGACCAGGTACAACAAAATCTTTGTACATAAATAATAATCTACCTAAAAAATATTTTTTTAACTCTGGTCTATCTGCAGAGTTATAAACTCCATGCATTCTTTTATTAATAGCATGTAATCTATTTTGAGCAGTTAGAGATATTAGTTTATTTGAAGTAGTTTTTCCAGGCAAAATAACTCCATCTTTTAATTTTATTTTACCGTTACTACCTAATTCATAAGCATCATACAGACTAATTTTTTCTCCATTTTGTGTAACCTCAACAGAATCTAAAAATGCTATCATCATAGTTAAAGCAGCTGCATGTTCTCCTTGATATTGACCAAAAAACCAAGTATCAGTACTAAATAGTTTTTTAGCTGTAGTTCCTGTAATTTTATGACCATACTTATCTAAGTACTCACCTTGCATAGCATCATATATAGTTGCTAATTGACCAAGTTTACTAGTAGCTATTCCATTATTAAAATCTTTAATAAAATCTCCACTAGCTTGTGCTTTGTAATATTCAGCTTTTCCTTTAGCTAATTTTCTTTTATTAACATATTGCCCACCATGAGCTTCAATTAGCAATTGAACATTAGCTTGTAAAGAGTTAGCTACTGCATTAATAGGATTTATACCTCCAATTTGTGTAAAAGAAGCAATTGATTTAATACTATCAGCTAGTTTATCTAATGATAATGTTTTACCTAAGAAAGATGTTTTAGATTCAAAATTACTTTCACCAAACAAATGTGTATTAGTCCAAGCTTCTAGAAACTTAGCTATATTATTTGTACTGCTTTTTAAAAACTCATTGTCAATACCTGCTGATTTAGCAAAAGCATTAGCACTTTTGTTTAATAGAGTATCTCTGTACAATGGTGGAGCCATGCTAGATAAATCTATCAATGTTTTAGCTAATGGTAATGTAGCTGTTCTAGCTTCATATACTAATGAAGCACTATCAAATAACATTATAGACCTTAATAAATCTTTAGATACATCAGAAGCATTCATTTTCTGAGAATATAGAATAGGTATAGTTCTAACACCAGTAGATGATCTTTCACCATATCTATCTAAATCTTCCTCCATTACACTAAATGCATTTGAAACATTGTATTTAAAGTAATCTACTAATCCATTTTGCCCTGCTCTTTCAGCACCTTGTTTTACAACAGATGGTAACTTGTATTGATTTTTTCTAGTTATTGGTGCTCTATTTTGAGATTTGATATATGTAGATATTAAGAAGTTGTAATACTTCTTTTGTTTTGGAGATAAAGAACTAACTTTGTTACTACCAAAAACAGATTTATTAGGTATAGTTAAATTACTATTGTAATATACTTTACCATTTTCTTCTCTACCCTCTAAAGATTTTTTAAACGAGTTAAACTCCCCTTCTGTAATAATATTTCTTTCTTTAAGGTCTTCTTTTTCTGCTAATAAAGTATCTAATCCTTTTTCAAGTATTTGAGTTTCTCCTGTATATGGATTAGTAACAGTAACATCTTTTTTAGGTCTAAGTTGTGTATTAGCTCTGTACCATTCTTTCATAAAAGAACCACCATCTACACCCATAGTAATAGATTTAGCTAAAGCATCTGCTCTAGCTTTTTCATATTTACTGTAGTCTGTATCAGAAATAAAATAAGCTTGTTCTTCATATATAGGATTACCTGTATCATCATATTTACCTGTAAATACATTAACAGATTCATAAAATGGTCTATTAACTCCTGTAGGGTCAAAAGAGTTATCACTACCTACATAGTCTTCAAAAGCCTGTTTAGCTGTCCATTCTAAATCAATAGATTCTTGTCTAGCATTTTCTGATCTTTCCTTAAAATGCTTGGCTAGTAAAGATATAAGTTCATTGTTAGAACTTATTGCTGGCGAAGTCCACATATCTATAGTGGAGATATCTTCAAGGCTACCTTCTTGTAGGGTTCTTATAATTACTTCTTTAGTCAGCCCCTCTTCTGACTTTAATTTTGTGAGCTGCTTGTCTAAATACAAAGCCTTTATTTTATACTCTTTTGAAGTTTCTCCGTATTTATTTTTAATTTCTTCAAGATCTCTTTTAATAGGATTTATAAATTCTTTAATTGTTTTATTAAGTTCTGGATTTACTTGGTTGAATAAAATCTCAGCAGTTAGTGGAATAGCAGATTTTTTATAGTCTGATCTAATTTGATTAAACGCCTCTACAATATTTCCTATTTTACCAGCCATTTCTGGTGAATCTTTATCTGAGAATATAGCACTGATGTCATCTATAATAGGACCATATATTTCTACCAGTTGTTTATAATAGTACAATTCATCTAAAGCTTCTTGGTCTGTTACAGTACCAGCTTGTATTTTACTTGCTAGTGTTCTAATATTGTATTTAATGCCATAAATAACTTTACCTCCTCCAATTTCTTTTTGTATAAATGTTTTATAAGTTTCATCAATAAAAGCGTATAAAGCTTTACCTTGTTCTATGCTAGATAGCATAACTTTAAGTTGCTCTATTTGATACTTTTTAAAATCGCCTGCTTTAACATTAGAGTTTTTTTCTAATATAAATAGCTGTTCTTCTAAAGCCATTTTGATTTTCTTAATAGACTCTAATTCATCTTTAGTTAATTTAGTATCTGCATTATTTGTAAACTTGTTTGCTATATAACTAAAGCCATTGATGTAAAACAATCCTTCAGGTGTTGCACTATCTACTACTTTGTTATTAGCACTTAGCGATAAAATATTAAAAATACCAAGTTCATTATTTTCTTCAAAAACAAAACCTTCTTCTTGGGCCATACCTTTATATAGACTAACCTGTGCAGTATATCTATTAAATTTAGAAGCACCTACAACACCATTCTTTTTATATTCTGCTTTGTATTTAAAATCTTCAAATGATATTTTAGAACTTTTAACATCTAGTATTTTAATTTTACCGTCTGGTGAAATAGCTACAATATCTGCTGTACCTGCAATTTTATTTTTATCAGATTTAAAAACAACTTGTGGTATTAACATATAACCTTTTAGTTCATTTTCAATTACATCAGTTATACTATCATATACAGCTTGTAATTCTGATTCAGGTATTGATACACCTTCAATAGAATCACCTACTGTATCTACTCTATCTTCATGAGCATTAGATACAAATAAAAGGGCTTCGTCAAATGTGTACCCCATAAGTACAGCTTTAACTAAATCATCATACTGGTTACCCCATTCTCTGTATTCAGCATATTTAGTTTCATCCTCTTCATTAAATACATAATAATCTGGTTGCTCATCAGGGCCTTTAATACTTTTTAGATATTCAGTGCCTCTAACATATTCTACACCATTTTGAACATATCTTGTTCTTTGTTGTGCTGTACCTGCATCTAACTCTTGTAATTTAATAGATGAATCAGCTAACTTATAAACAGTACTTAATTGTGCTTGTGTAACACTATCACCTAATCTAGCTTTCTGTGCTTCAATAGCTGTAGAATGTTCTAGTGATATAGTAGCAGGTTGAGCACTTCTAGTAAATGCTGGTTGTTCAATAAGTAAATTTGCATTATCAGATACATCAATAGTACCTTTATAGCTTGTAAGTAAATCTGCTAAGTCTTGTAATGTAGCAGTAGGTTTTAAATCTTTAACTGATATACCTGTAAGGCCTTCTATTATTTGTAATACAGTATCCCATAATCTTTCTAATACAGATTTACCTGTCTTAGTATCAATATTACCTACCCCTAGTTTAGTTAAAGCTGCTACAGCCATTTCTTCATAAGCAAGCATTGAAGGTTTTCCATTTTCAAATTCTTCTGGATATAGTCTTTCAACATTTGCATATATTTCAGGATGCTCTTTTACTATTTGCTCTAAAATATTTATAAATAAATCGGGGTTTGCTTTAGCTATTGCTCTAACAAAAGGGTGTGCAAATTCGTGAATAGCATCATCAAGATTTAGCTCTGTAAAATATACTTTACCTTTAAAGAAAAAAGCACTTTCTCCATTATATGGATGGCCTTTAAGAATTACTTTAGCCTTTTCTTTAGTAATTTCTTCATAAGGTATATTTAATCTTTTAGATAAATCATTTACAAGATTAAAAAATGCTTCTCTAGAAATAATAGTTTCAGTGCTTTGTTTATTGTAAGCAACTAACCTTAAATGTGAATTATCAAAACCTTTTTCAAATCTAATATCTAATGATGGATATTTATCTCTGTACTTTTTAAGTATATCAAATTTTTCTTTATCTTTTAATCCAATATAAAAAGTCTGACCTGAACCATCAACATAGAATTTTTGCATTTCTTCATTCTTGCTGAATGCTGGTTTATTAACTAAATACCCTACAGATGGAAATTCATCTGTGCTAAAATTACTCTGATATTCCATTATCATTAACGACAATCCAAAATCAGGTATACCAGTTTTTCTTTTTAAATCCTTATACTCAGGTAATGATTTATTTACACACTTCATCTATATAGTATTTTTGTAAAATTACGAAATTTATCAACAGTTTTCTGTTGCAAACACAAGTTTATCATCCGCTACACTGTTAGCCCATTTTAAATATTCTTCATAAGAATTAATACCACCATCTTTTAGCTTCTCTGTTATAGTTAAATAATGCATTTTGCTTCTATATAATTTTGCTTTTTCTGCAACATCATTACTTACTGAAGAAACAGCAGGTGCTCCTATTTGTGAAAATTTATATAATATAACATCATTTTGAAATTCAGTAAAATCTTCTTTATCTATATTTAAAATAGTAGTAACAAATGATTCTGCTATTGTATAAGCCTGTAGTTTTGAATTTCCAACAGATAGTTTACCTCCTGTTGCAACATTTTCTATAAAGTCAACATATTTATCTCCAACACTAGTTTTACCAATATTTACTATAAAGTCATATGCTACGTCATTATATGTTATTTGAAATTTAACTCCGTTTTGAGCAAGGCTTTTATAGTATTCTTTTGTACCAGAATTAGTTATTTGTATTGGTTGTTGAACTACGACTTGTGGTTGAGCAGCTCCTCTTTGTAGTCCTGGTTTAGCTGTATTAATAACAGGTGTACCAGGAACAGATGTAGCAACAGCAGGAGTAAGTGTTCCAGATTTAACTGCTTCTCTAACTTGGTCTGCTATTAGGAATGCGTATGGTGATACAAGTTTACTTCCAAGTGTAGTAACTTGTTTGTAAACAGCTTTAACACCAGCATTAGGATTAATACTTATTGCTCCTTTTCCTGGAGTTAAACTAGTTCTGTAGAATAATTTTTTACCATCTTCATATAAAATGTTTAATCCTTTAGGAAACAATATGTTTGAATAATATTTACCATCTTTTTCAACAATCTCATAACCAAATAGTCCAACTCTTTTTAATACATTTTTATTAAATCTAATAATTGCTGGGTTTTTTAATTTACCTTCTGTTGTAAAGAAGTTATTAAAGATATCAATTTCAAATCCATCACCTTCTTTATTAAAGACTAATGGACACATTTGCTCATAGTCTTGTTCGCTAAATGTAGCTTTTTCTTTTATTTTTTCAATAATTGGTGCTAATGCTGGATCTGCTTCTACTAACATTTTATCAGATGGGCTAAGTTTCCAGTATGCAGTGTGCATAGCATCTTTAGTCATTCTACCAATAACAACTCTTCTACCACCTTTAATAGACATTGTATTATTAATATCTCTAATGTACTTTTCAGTAAAGTCTTCGATAAGTTCTTCTTTAGTCATATTAAATACTGCCTTGTAGTTAGGAGTTGGTTTTAATAACTCTTCATGCATTTCATTAATCTGATTAATGTATGGCTTTAATATAGTTGGTGGTATAAATGATAAGTAACTGTTGTTTTTATACATACCTAAATCTTTACCTAATACATGAAATATAATCTTTTGAGCAAATTCTTTAGCTAATGGATCTGTTGATGTATATAATTGTGCAAAAGAGTTAGCTAAATCTCTAGACTGATTAGGTGTTAACTTAGCAAATGAATCTATTTTTAAAGTATAAGTAGTTTTACTGTTTAATGAGTTGTTCTTTTTATTTTCATAGGTTACTTTATCATAATCTAAGAATCTAATAAATTCATTTTTACTAATTAAAGGGTTATCACTCTTTTTTAGTTTTTTCAAAAGGTCAATTAATAAAGAATCTGTAGTTTCATCACTAACTAAATCATTAAAATTAATAAGCTTGCCTTCTTTATCATACTTATTTTTAAAACCTACTGTAGTTAAATAACCATTAATTAGCCTAGTTAATTTTTCAGAGTCTTCTACTTTCATGTACTTAATGTTGTTAGCAACATCATCATATATTGACAGTGCTAATGGTGTTCTACTTACAAAAAACTTAGGTAATAAGTTTAAGAATCTAGTGTAAGTAAGTACTTCAGCTTTTAAGAATGAGTTACCATTAAATATTTTTAAGTAATCAATTGGAAAATCATTGTTTTCAGGATCTCCCAATGCTTCTTTATATTCATCAGTATGTACTATAGTGTTGTTTTTTACTTCAAGACCTAGTTTTTTTAATGATTCTTGTGTAGTAATTACATCACCTACAGATGGTTTTAATCCTTTAATTAAAGAAAGTACTCTTGAAAAATGGAATAAAGAATCTGTTTGATTTTTATATTTTTCAAACTCATTTAAAGCAAATGCTTGTACTGCTTTATACTGCTCTGCTGTTAAATCATCTGCTGTTAAAGTTTGACCATTTTTTATTTTTTGGTCATATAACTTAGCTTGCTTTAAAATTTTATAATCTACGCCTTGTGGAAATAAGTCTTCATATGTTTTATTAGCTTCAGTTTCATATTCTCCTTTTAATAGGGATAAACTTCCAGCATCTGCCTCCCCCTCTTCTTTTTTATTTTTTATAGGGGATTTTTTAAAAGCCTCCATTGCTGCAAATTCAACAAGGGCTGGTTGAACCATTAATGCTGATACATAATCAAAATTATTTTGTAGCATTAACATACTTACAAATACTGATTGTGTAGCAGGTGTTAGATTAAATCTAATTGCATACTGTTCATTAGCATTATCCACAGCCATTGTTACAACTGTAGAAATTGAGTCATTTATCCTGCTGCCGTTTTCTGCAGTAAAAGAATTTACAGCACCTAACCCTTCAATTTCAACATTGTTATCTTTAAAATATTGAAACATGATATTAGCAAGTGCGGCAATACCAATATTGTCTTGTCCAATAGCGTTAGCATTAGAACCTCTAATAACAGCTTGCGGTGTTGCATAGTCTACAGCTGACAATGGATCTTTTATAGTATCATAGAAATTACTCATGAAAGTTCTAGCAGCTGTATCACTAGCTGGAGTCATTGCTATTGTACCATTACCTGCATTATGTACAAATGTCTTTTCAATATTTAATAAATGGTTATTAGCCTCCTCCATAGTTAATGGAGTTATTTGAGAGATTTTCTGATCTCTAAATTGTTTAACATTATTTAAAATTTGAGCACTGTACTTATTACTAAATTCAGTAAAGTTAGATGCATAACCAAAATATTTTAAAGCATTTTCATTAGCAGCATCTTTATAAGATTTAACAAGAGATTTTACATAGTCTCTAAGTTCTTTAGCTTCAGCAAAAGCTTTTCTATCTTTTCTATCAGTTTTCTTAAGTTGTCCTTTTGCTCTTTCGTAATCTTTAAGTAATTCTTGGTATTCTAAATTGTCTTTGAGTAAATAGTCAGCTTGGATTTTAACTTCTTTAGAGTTGTATTTACTTTCTAAGTATTCATCATAAGCTATACCTACAGGATTATCACTAGTTAAGTATCCTCCAAATGATATAATCTTACCATTAGACATAAAGTGCTCTAGAGCTCTTGCAAACTCAGAGTCAATATCAAAGTCAGCTCCAGACAAAGCAATCACTTCATTAGGCATTATAATTTGTGGGCCTAGTTCTGCAGGTAAAACTTCAACAACTTTTAAATAAAGCATTGAATGCTTATCCTGTGATGGAATACGAATACCTAACATTTCTGCAGCTTCTGATGTAAGGAATCCATTTTCATCTACTTCTAACATAGATGCTAATTGAATTGGTATTTTACATTCTGCATATTTAATATTAGGGTTATTAGGATCAGTTAAAATTCTAAGCTTATCTACTTTTGCATTTTTATACGCTTCTGGATTAGCATTATAATCTTGTCCAGATATTACACTACCATCATCTCTTCTAAGTACATTGTGCCCATAGTCTGTTCTTAATGTAAACTTGTGCCCCGCTGTTTTTTTAGAGAATACACTTTTACTAACAAAAGACATAAACATTTTTTCAAACATCCCTAGTGTTCTAGGATTGTTTAGATTATACTCAGGTACTTCACCTAAAGAATTAAATAACTCTAATAGTGTTGGATCAGCACCTTGCTCAATGATAGATTGTTGAAATGCTTTTAATAATATTTTATAATTAGCTTTATCGTTTTTAAGAATAGCTTTTTGCAATTGTTCAAATCCTTCATTAACTCTCCAACCTAATAAGTTTTTATAAGATTTTCTAAGTTCACCAATAGTAACTTTTTCTTTATTAAATATAACTTCAGTAGAATCATTCTGCTCACTCCAAATTAACTGCATTAACTGAGTACCATGAATGACTTCATTTTTAACACTATCAGTTACAACTTGCTCTCTAATGAACTCATTGTTTATTTTCATAAAAGTATAACTAGCATCATTAACATTTTGCATGCCAGCTTTAAGAGTTTTAACAGCAGACTTATAAAAAAGTAAATCTACATTAGATTGCTCCATTTTATTTAAACGGTTATGCAAGTCTTCAGTAGCTCTTTTAGGTTTGTAAAAAGACTGTACTAATAATACTTGGTCTTGAAATGCTTGAGTACCATAAACTAATCCCGATGATGGTAAAAGTTTTACTACTTCTCTTTCAAACTCTTCTCTATCTTGCTCAGATACATAAGAAGTTTCTTTTCTTGTAATAACAGCTGTAGATGTTTTACCATAAAAGTTAAATGCATATCCAGAAGTCTTTCTAGGATTTAATAATGTTCCTGTATCTTGTAAGATAGTAACTTCATCTGGTGTAAGCTCTTCTAACTTTAAAATCTTGGCATAAATTCTCTCAATTTCTGTATTCCATTTACCACCTGTAGGTAAATATTGATTCATATACCACCATATAGTAGCTTCTGATTGACCATCCGTAGTTTTAATTTTACCTAACTTAGGATCATCAACTATAATATCATCAACAATAGCAATATTACTTTCTCCAAACCCTTGAGATGGGCCAGCAGCATTTAATCCTGCCATTCTTTTAAATAAGTCAGTAGGACTCTTGTAGTTAGCATTTAAGTCACCAACTAATAAGTTATTTAATGATGCTGCATTAATAAAGTAGTTTAAGAAAAACTGCTTTAGTAGATTCATATCAGGACCACCATCTTTAGTATAATATGCAGGAAGCATATTTTCTTTATTACTAATAACTCTAATGTCAGGACTTTCTAAAAACTCAATGAATTCTTTAAAGTGATAATCAGATACTAGTTCAGCAATAGCTTTACCATCAAACTTAGTATCACCATTTATAGCATTGATAATTAATGATTCATATAAATCAGAGTTAATATCTTTAATTACTTCAAAGTTAGCTAACTTAAGTGCTCTAAATTTAGAAACAGCTTTCATAAACTCTTCTTTAGAAGCTGGGTTTTTAAGTGTTTCAACTAATTTTTCATAGTTATCAGCTGACATATCAACTGTAGATATAGTATTGTATCCATCAACAACACCTTCACCATTAATAATAGTTTGAAATTCTTCTTTAACTCTTTCAAGTTCTGATTTTAATAAAGCAGAATAAGATGTAATAGCAGCTTCATTAAGTAACCCTAAGTCATTAATATAACTAAGGTCTGGTACTAATGCTGACCACTGTGTACTCTTACCACCATTTTCAACCCAAGTAATAGGATATAACCTTACATCAGTTATTTCACCATTGTTATTATTTTTTACTTCTTTATCAATAGAATTTTCTTCTTGGTTTGCAAATTGATTAAGATTAAATAGAACTTTTGCTCTAGGGTCAAGGGATGAATAAGAATCAGCAAACTCAATGCCTTTAAAACTAGCGTCAAAAGACTGTGATTTTAAACCATCATTAATAAAACATTCAAAGTTATTTACAAAAGCTTCTCTGATGTTTTTATTATTAAGGATAGGGTTGTTTCTTAATTGTCTATAGTATATGTTTAAAACTAAATCATCTTCTAATGGAGATGCTAAGTTATTTTCAAACATAAATTTCTTAAATGATTCAAATCCTTCATTGTAATCATAAGCATCTATAAAATCAAAATTAGTTTTAGCCATACTATTTCTTACAGCTAAAGCAAATGTAGTTAAGTAGTTAGGATACAAGTGATTGTATACCTTTTCATTATTTACATTAGTAAAAGTTGATGGTGATGCTGATGAATCAAACATTGAATTACCATAAGCTAGTTCTTTAATTCTAGATACAGCTCCTAAATTAGATATGTCTAATTCTGAATCTTGTACATCTTCAGATCTATCTTTATCAAGCTCTTCTTTACTTTTAGTAAAATGGTGTGTTATTAATTGACCATCTGCATTAAATCTAATTGAAGAATTAATAGCTGATATTATTTCTTTATTTAAGTACTCTATATCTTTGTAAGATTCATATAGTTTTTTAATTGCCTCAAGCTCACTACCTTCTTGTACATTTTGAAATAGCTCAACATTATTATGAAACAGAGATAGTTTAATGTAATTGTCACTAAGATTTATTTTATAGACATCTCTCATAGTTCTTTTAATAATTTCAAATCTAGCTTGAAACTGTGTAGGACTAACCATAGATAAAGCATCGCTAATATCTTGGAATGCATTTGTAATATTTTCTTTTGACATACTCATGAAATTAGAACTTCTAAAATCATTGTACCACATTTTTAACTGATTGTCTTGAACATCATTTAAATTAGATCTGTGTAGTTTAGATAATCCTGTTTTCTTATCTACCCTGTTAATGATAGAATTCACTTTATGCTTATTATAACCAGCAGCAAACATTCTAAAATGTGTAGACTTAGCTAATGTTGTAATAGGTATATCAAGTACTTCTTTTCTGAAGTTATCAGGTAATTCAATTTTTAAATCATTGTAAATATCTACAACTAATCTAGTATAGAATGCATTTAAATCTATATTTTCATTTGTTAAACTATGTAGTTTATTTAAAAGGTCTTCCCTTTTAGTATTAACTAACATTCTCTCCATAGAGTTATGTAGTTTATAACCATCTACATAATTAACAAATGCTTTTCTTAAAGAAAGTGGTACTGCATCATTATCTACTAATGCTTCTAACTCTTCTTTAGATAATTTAAATCCAAAGTTATCAGATATAGTAGGTGTAAACATTATATATTGTTTCAGCTTGTTTCCAAGAGAATCCATTCCACCTACTCTTTGATTTGATTTTTGAATAAGGTCTACACCTTTATCATCTTCCATATCAATATCAATATCAAAGTCAGTAAATTTATATAATGACATCATATTAAGTATAACTTCAATAATATCTTTTTTATTAACTTCACTATTCATACCATCATACATAGTTTGTATGTTATCTCTAACTCTAAGAGCTTCAGATGGATTTGTTTCAGCCATACTGTCTAGCATAATAATAAAGTTACTAGGAGCGTATATCTCTTCTTTAATACTATTTATAATAGAATCAATTTCATCACCAGTAATAAATCCATTTGCATCTTTAAAATTCAAAGACTCAAAGAAAACTCTATTCATAATGTTGTTAGTAGTCTCAACATTCATAAAACTATTATCATCATTCTTTAATAGTTTGAATGCTTCAACATCTAATGGTATAATAGATTGTTTTACTTTAGGTGCTTCTTTAAATTTACCTTCTGCTATATCTTTAAATAGTTCATCTATTACAGAACCTGTAACACCAGAACCATCTGTATTACCAAATAACCCTTTAATAGCTTTGATGATTTTATCAAACATCTTTTTAATAAAAGAAGTTGGTTCAATCTCTTTTTTGTTATTCATGTAATCCATGAAGTCATCAGCCATTTGCTCTTCATACCATAGATTAACAAGTTGAGCCACTGATAATTTACTATACTTACCTGATTTACCTTTTAGTTCATTTAATTGTTCTTTAGTAGGTTTACCATATCTAGTCTTAGCTTCATTTAAAAGCTTTATAATTTGATTGTCTGTAAGCAGTACTCTCATTACAGCATGGAATGCCTCATGGTACTCTGTACCTTTAGGAGCATTTCTAGCTAAATAAATAGCAGCATTTTTAAACATACCATATGTAAATCCTGTTTTAGATAGCCCTTCTTTAACAGTTTCAATATCTCTAATAGATACCCAATCAGGTAATAAGTCTAATAATCTAGATTGTTTTTCTGATATTTCTTCGGACTCTTCTGATAATACATCACTGGTAGAATAAGCACCTAATCCTGATGGTGTTGAAGGAGCTGCAGAAGTTGGTTGTGCTGCTTGAGTACTTGTTGAATTTGCTAATTCTTGTAATTCTATTATTAATGGAATTACAGCATTTTGTATATTGCTATTTTTAGTTACTTTATGTTGGTCTAGTATAGATTTTATATCATTTGCCGTAAGAGGGCTTGGTGTTTTTTGATTAGCTGCTTCCATACTTTGAAAAACAAAATCAATGGCATCTTCAAATTGAGCATCATCAGAATGGTCTCTTATGTTACTAAAATTATTATAGTTATCTTCTGAAAATATTATTTCTTGTATTTTTTCAGCTAGTACGGCAAGTTTTATTTCTCGAATAGCTTTTTCTTTTGTATTATAAGAAAGACCTAGACTTTCACCTAAACTGTCATATAATTTCCAAACACCATTTTCTAACTTAGCTACAAATCTACCTTCAGTTATAGTTGTAGGTGTAGCAGCTGGTGGTCTATTATTAATAAGAGCATTAACATGATTTAAGGCATTATTATATTTTATTCTATAGTTATTTTGTGTATCGTTATTTTGAGCTGTAAATGTATCCTTTAGTACTTGGATAGCATCTAGCAATGCTCTTTCACTATAAGCACTTGTTGCACCTAAAGCTCTATCTATAGCAAATTCAATTTCATTAACAACTACTCCACCTGGTTTTGTAAAGGTTACTTTTAAGTCTGGAGTTCTTAATGTTTTAAAGTTTTTTAAATTAGCTGCTATATCTTGTGAAGACATATTTTGTTTTACATTCTCTATAGATGCTGGTACAGCTTTTCCTGTTGCAGGATCTACATAAGATAAATTAGTAACAGCATCTTTTGCATACTGGTCATTTGGATTTTTAGTTAATTTGTTCTTACTGTAAGAAAGATAATTATCTACTTTTTTATTTAAAGCAGCTACTAATTCTCCTGGAGTTTTAAGTACTTTGCCGTCAACTTTTAATCCATCTTTTGTAAAAAGAAACCCTAAGTTATAAGTTATTATACCTTGACTAGTTGCCGATGGCTTATCACCTTTTTTGTAAGTTATGAATTCTTTTTTAAGGTTATAAAATCCTAAAGATACATTAGTATAGTTAGCAGCATCTTTTGTTTTAATTGATAATTGTAATTCAATATAAGGCTCGCCTGCTTTATCTCTTTTAGTAACATAACCTATTGTATAATGTCTTCCTTGAGATGTAAATCTATATTTTTTACTAACAAGAGAATCAAGATTAGCAAAATCGTTTTTATATAAACCACTTAATGCGGATTTATTTTTTAAATCTTGTATTTTAGTTACAATATCATCTAAATCTTGTGAAAGTTCGCTTGTAAAATCAATACTATTAGCATCTATAGCTTCATCTTTTATTACAGTAAATAAAGATCTACCGTTAATATTATATAATGCGCTTAATGCAAAATAAGATTCACCTATTTTAGAAATAGCTGGAGCAAAATGATTTCTTATATCAGAATTATATCCTTCAGGAATATCAAATGCTTCTTGTGTTATAGGATCAAATACATAGTATTTATTTAAAAATGAATTATAAATTATAATACCTTTTGTAGGTAACCCATCAGGAACATTTGTAAAAATGTCTTCTAAATTAGATACAGTATTTCCATTAGCTACTTGAGCTAAATCTTGCAAAGACAATCCTACAGAGTCTTTCTTCATTCCAGAGAAATCAAAGTGTATATCATAAATTGCTTTTACTTCTTGGTTAGTAAAATCAAGTTTATTACCGTCTTTAATTTGATTCAATAGTTTATTAAATGATTCTGCTGAGTTTTTATAAATGTTAGTAAAATTAACTCCTGCAGCACTTGCTACAACAGTACCATCATCTAAGGATTTAACATACATAGGATTTAGCATGGCTAAGTGTTCTACACTACCATTAAACTCATCCATTGTATCACCAAATCTATATTTGTTAGGTGTGTTTAAGAAACCAATGTGAATATTATCATAAAATACTTGTACTACATATTTAACTCCAGGTTCTGTATCATTAAGCATTGTTTTTAATTCAGGGATACACATGGCTACTTTAACACCAGTGCCAACCATCTCTTCACTTACTTGATTATTAGGTTCTACAAAATCTGGTTTTACATTACCATCAGCATCAATAAGGTCTTCTCTTACAATTCTAAAACTAACATGATCTTCAATATCAGTAGCATTGTTTCTAATAGCAGCAACTTCTGGAGTATATGCTGGACTATCTTCAGGTACCCAAGTCATAGTTTGTAACTGTCTTGGATCAGAATTAACAGGTGTTAATGCTGTAGATGTATTAATAGGATTAATACCTAATGATGCTACAAGTGCTGTTAATCTTTTATACATACCAGAGGCCACTAATTTTTCATAGTCTTCTGGATTAGTCATTTTTAAATTAAGTAAGCTAAATTTAAGTTCTGCCATTGCAGGTTTTAGCATTTCTTCTAAAAATTTCTTTTTAGCTTCTTCAGTAGGAAGAGTATCATAAATTGCTAATGCCTGATGAAAATTAGTAAACCATCTTTTTATAATATCTAGTTTTTCTTTATCCTTTAATTCTAGCCCTTGTATAATAGTATCAATTTCATCAAGCTGTTCTTTTGTAGCAGCTACTTGATTGCTAATATCAATTGCATAATTTACACTAGCTGCTTTTGCTTTAAAAGCCTCTTCTTGTGCTCTATATATTTGCTCTGATGGATCTGCTTTTCTTCTAGCTTCTAAAACAGCATTAGTTTGTAAATCTATTTCTTCTTTAAGATATTCATCTCTTAAAGATTTAACTTGATTTTCTAATTCATCAACGCCTCTTTTAGTTAAAAGTCTATTAAAATCCCCAACATATTGTTTTCTTTCATTAGCTATCTTTTTAAGATCCCCTAGTTTTTTTTCGATATCTGCTTTTTGTATAGGGTCTATATTTTCACTAGCTGCTATTTCATTTAATACATCTATTTGAGCTAATACAGAAGCTTTATATACAGCAAAATCAGCTGAATTTTTATATTCTATTTTAGTAGTAGCTGTAGTTGTTTTATCAATTTTCTTTTGTTTTTCGTAATTACTAGCTAAGACTCTATCTAATTGATTATTAAGTTTTTCTATTTGGTCTAGTCTAGCTTGATCACTTACTGGATCTACTTTAGCATTTTCTAAACTTTCAATAGACGCTTTTAAATTTCTAACATCATTTAAATTAGGCATATCAGAAACATCTCTTAGATTATTTGGTACAGCTCTACCAAGTAAATCAGATATTTCTTTTGCCATAGTAGATTCTCTATGATCTAAATTTCTATTAGCAAATATAGAATAAGCAATACCATCTAGTACATCAGGATCTCCACCTCTGTAAATAGATGCTGCTGTTTCTCTAGCATAGTTTGCATCTTTAGTTTGCTTTTTAATATTAGTGGCTATTTCTATTTTTCTTTTTAAGAAATCTTCGTCACTTAAATTTTCATAACCATAATTTTCTTGAAATTGTTCTTTAGTTAAACTTTGCATTTGTTTTAAATGCTTATCTTCAACTTCGGAAAGTCTTCCCATTTTAGACATGAAGTTAAAGTAATCAAATACTTCTTTAGCTTCTTGAGATTTGTAATCATAGATATCCCCTTTTTCAAGAGCACCATCTTTTTTATCTTGAACATTTGTTGATAATACAACATGCTTCAAGTAATTATTTAAAAACCCTTTTTCATTAGTAGCATACTTATTAGCTAAATCAAGCGTCTTTTGAAATGATGGTGATTTACTTGGATCTCTAAAAGCTTCTATAATACCACCCTGCCATCTAGCACCTTTAGGGCCACCAGGGCCACCTGCTGATCCTAATAAAGCACCAATAAATATCTCTTTCCAACTTTCAGCATTATTACCGAAAGCTTTTGATAACCCATTTAACCCTGATTCAATTATATCTTCTGTACCAGCACCATCAAATCTATCATTAAGATAATCTATAGCACTATAACTAATGGCTTTTTGTAATCCTTCTTGCCCACCTTCAAATACAGCACCTTCTAATCCTTTACCTGCTCTAGATGTAAATTTACCTAATTTAGTAAATGCAGCTTCTTTATGTAAAAAAGGAGTTTTTTTAACTTCATCAACTGTTTTATTTAATCTTTTAGCTGCTCTTGTTAATTGCTTATTTGTTAGTTCAGATGTTTTTACCATATTCTTAGCACTTTTAGCTACTTCATCCGTAGCACCAAATACTTTACCTAATTTAGGTGAGAACATTCCAGGCAATGTTTTAGCTTGTGTAAGACCTGTAACAATAAGATTCATACCAAATACTCCATTACCAACAGAATAAATTTCCTTCATTGCTGCAGCTGTTTCTTCAGGAGATGGTTCTAAAGGATTACCAAAAGAATCTTTATGAGTTTCTTGATAATCTAAAATCCATTGTGCTTTAGCATCTTGCACAAAAGAATTAGCTTCAACTGCAGATTCATAACCTGCACTAGTAACCATTTGCCTAGCTAAAATTACAGCTTCTTTTCCAGATTGTAAAAATGCAGATGGTTTATATAATTTACTTACTCCTGATGCTGTAGCATTTTCTACAGCATTTAGAGATTTAGTTATATTATTCATTCTTGCAGTTATTCCAGCTCCTTTAGATACTGCGCCTATTAAACCTTCAGTAGCAATAGCACCTACAACAAATGAGGCACCTTGTAAAAAGTCATTAGACCAAAAGTTAGCTGAACCTAAAGACTGATATAAACTATCATCTTCTCTAGCTTTAGTCACATAATGTGGTAAAGCATCATCCATTGCTTTATTGGCTTTATCTAAAGCTGTATAAAAATCATTATCATAAATTTCATGAAATGAGGTATCACCTTCTCTGGCTCCCATTACATCAGTACCCATTACAGCATCTTCTAGTTGTCCTGCTGCATTTATAGCTACAGAACCTAACATGCCTAATCCACCTACTGTAGCAGTAGCTGCTTTACCAAGCATTTTAGCAACACCATTACCCCATTTATCAGAAGTAGTTTGTAGTTGTGCCCTAGCATCTACATAATCAGTATATGTATTTGGTGTTATACCTCTTGAAGTATAAGTCTCCATTTCTTCTGGAGATATATTCATTTGATATTCTACACCGCTATCAGGTAATAAATTTGGATCTGTACCTAAATTTCTTTTTATAGATTCTTGCCTGCCTGCTTCAAAATCAATTACATCAGTTGATTGTTGTTGTCTTTGTTCTTGTTCAAGTAACCTTGTAGCATACTCAGAAGCAGTTATTTTACCTTCAGCTAATAGGGTGTCTAAATCATCCATACAGTTTTAAAAATTAAGTTTACAAATATAAGACATTATTTAATAGGTTATATTGAATAAGTTTGGTGAATCCATTTATAAAGCTGCTTCATTTTAGCATCAGCTTCTTTTGCTGTTAATTTAGTACCATTTTTATTTATATCAAGACCTTTACTTAATTGTTTACCATCATACTCTCCTTCAAATTGTTTGTAATGATGGCTATTTACTGAATGCGCACCTTTAGTTACTTTACCTTTTGAGTAAAGATTTTCATCTGCATTTAATCCTATCTCCTCTGCTTTTTTAATTATAGCTATAGCAATTTGAGGATCTGTAAAACTTATATGTATATGATCACCATGACCAGGCCAATTTTGACCTTTTTTCTTTACACCTCTATTAGCTCCCCAACCCATAGGGGTATATTGTAATTCATCTATACCATTTAAATTACCTTCTTGAACTCCTGTGTAACTACTAACAACATCATCAAAAAGTTTTTCTGTTTCTGCTGCAACAACTTTAGGTTCATTAGAAGCAATTTTATTATCAGTAGTAGTAGTGTTACCTTTTCTAAAAGATACTATATGATCAGATACTAAAGTATTTGGTTTAGAAGAATTAGGCCCACCAATACCTTTAAAATTAGGATCTTCAGGATCATTACCATAAGCCATTATTTGATCTGCTTTTTCTTGACCATATTTTTTTAAGTAACCTAAATATCTATTAGCACCACCATTACCTAAAAAATGATTTAAAAAAGCAACTTCTTCAACAGGGGCTTTTAGTCCATGTTTTTCAATCTGCTTTTCAGCAATTTTAAAATTTATATCATTTAATTGGGCTTGTACTGCTTCTTGTGCTTTTGGAGAATTGCTGTATGCTTTAGCTATTTCTTTTTTATTAAGACTTGCTGTATCTACACCCTGTTCTTTTAAAGCGGCTATAATTTTATCTTCTTGATGTTTGTAATAATGTTGGTATCTACCAATAGCCCATTGCTCTACAGGTTTTTCAGTTTTAACTTTTTTATTATCTACAGTTTTATATTCAGAGTTATTTACTATAGTATAACTATCTCCTGACTCAGGACCTGATACAGCAGTGTTATAATTTTTGTATTTATCTGTTGAGCTAGTAGTTACCACCCCAGACTGTTGCTCTGAGTCTGAGGTTGTTGCTTTCCCAAAGCACTAGTAGTTGTTGGTACTGCTTCTGGTTTTTCTACAGGTTCTTTTCTAGTTATATATTTTTCTCTATCTGCAGTTGTCATAGGTTTGCCTGTTATAGGATGCAGTTCTCTTTCTATTCTATCAGCGTGTACTAAATTAGTTAGTTTTTTATGTAGTTCAGCTGCTTTTTCTGGATTTCCTGTTTTTGGATTTTGTGAAATTTGTAACTCTTCATTTAATCTTTTCATTATAATATCCATACTGGTTATACTTGCCATATTTCCATCTATAAGATCTGAAATACTACCATGAACAACGCCTTTAGAATCTTTGTAACCCCATTTACCTTTACCTAAAGCTACTTTTGTAAATTCAAAATTATCTTTAGTACCGTCATATCTATCAACTGAAAATTCTCCTTTTCTACCACCTGTCTTTTTCAAAGACTCGGTAGCATTTACATAATAATTTAATTTTTGATGTTCTTCTTCTGGGGCTATATTGTATAATACTTCTCTAATATTTGGAGTATCTTCTAATTTGTATTCAAGACTAACATGTTCATCTCCATCTAAAAGACCGCTTAATATTAATACTGGGCCATCTTTATCATCTAAATTTATAGATGGTGAAAGTCTTTTAAAATCATATTCACCAGTTTCTTTATTGTAAAGAGATGCAAATAGTTTCTTTTGCTTTTCTGCATCCATTGGTAAATCGCTTATTATATTTTTAGCTGATACATTATCATTAAGTAAACTTTTAACTAAATCCCCTACAAGGTATTTAGACTCTTCAGGTACTACATAAGACCTGCCAGTAGTTTGAAAATCAGCATATTCTTCATATGCTTTTAGTACATCTCCTGCTGGAGAGTTCATTTCTTTTAAAGTTTTATATAATTCTTTTTGCGCAAGTTCTTTATATTCACTAACAGCTTTCTCAATTGATTCATCATTAAAAAATAAATGCTGCTTAGGATGCTCTTTAATACTATTAGCCATATCATTATATTTCTGTATAAGAGAATTTTCTTCTTTAGCTTTTTCAACATCTACAGACCAATCTTTGTCATAATTTTTACCTTCTATTGCTCTTCTTCTATCTTCATGTATAACAGATTCATCAACAACATCTCTTAATTTTTTAGCTGCTTCTTTTACTCTAGGATCGCTATCTTTTAACCCACTTCTTACAAGATTATTATAATTATTTTCTAATGCGGAAATTTGATCATTATGATACCTAGATTGTTTATCTACTTCAGTGTAATTATTCATAAAGTTACCTTCGTAGTTAATACCTAATCCTTCTGTATATCCGTAAGTTTGACTTTTATTAATTGTTTTAGGCAACCCATCTGTTTCTTCACCTGCAGGTTTAACTGGTTTAGCAGCTGGTGCAGCAGTTTTTGGAGTCGTGTCAGTTTGATAAGCAAGTGGTTCTAAAGCTTTCATCTTTTGATCATATAATGCTTTACCTTCAGGTTTATCCCAAAAAGACATATCATTACCAGAAAGTTGTACCCTATCAGCATATGAATCTGGATCTGTTTTCCAGTTAACATAATTAGCATCAGTGTATGCTGCAATTCTTTCTTTAGATACACCTACAGCATCACTATAAGAATTCCTAGTTACAGTTTGTCCAGTAAATGGATCAGTAACAGTCCAAGTTTTACCACCATCAATAGTACTAGGATGCATTGTTTGTGCAACAGTTCTTGATTTAGCTACACTATCTGACGCAGGAATAATTTTATAGTGGCTAGGATCATACGGCGTTCCAGGTTTACGGTACTGCAGCATATCAACACCTCCTGCATATTGAGGATCTAGTAGATTTTTTTGATGTATTTCATACGCTTCTCTATCATCTTTTATTTGTTTAACTCTTGGGTCAAATGATACTTCACTAATAAATTTAGCAAGGTCAGCACTAGTTTGTGGTATATAACCAGTTGTAGTTAACCCAGATACCATGTCATTAATTCTTTTTGAATACTCGTCATTAATTGTTTTAAGCTCTTCTTGAGTTTGTGCTCCTGCTTTCATGTCAGCAAACTGCTTATTAAGTTCATTAACAGCTCCTAGCTTAGCATCATATTTATTTTGAGTTTTATCAATCTCTTGCTGCATCCATTCTAACGGAAGATCAGGATGAACATCAACATATTCTGTTGGTTTGTATTCAAATAATTTCATATATCTTTTATTTAATTTATTAAGTTGGATTTCCTGTACTAGGGTCTACTGGTTTGCCATTTATCATATAAACACCGTCTTTATTTCTAAATGCTTTTCCTTTAGGGGTCCAAGTCCAGTTTTCACCAGAAGTATTTTGTGCTTGCCATCTTTGTAATTTTCTATTTTCTAGATCTGAATAGTATTCAGTTGCATTTTTAACACCTTGGCCTGCTGATTCAAATCCTGTTTGCATAGCATTTTGGTACATCTCTTCATTAAGTTCATTAATTTTATTTTTAATGCCTGCATTAGTTGACCCAACACCATAATCATACTCAGCTTGTTTATTCTTTTGGTCTTGCCAGCTTTTAGCAATCTGCTCGCCTGAAAGTTTATTAGCATCTAATACAGCTCCTCTTGCATTACCCATAAAAGAACCTGATGTAGGTGCTACATTTCTCATAGCATTTAACCCTGATGAAACATTACGTCTATTTTCTTCCATCATAGCTGTTCTTGCTGGAGTATAATCTATTGTTACTTCAGGTGTTAAAGATGGTGTTAGTTTTCTTTTACTTAGTTTATTAAAAGCATATGCTGAAGTAAGTGCTGGTACAACAGCTTGTCCTAAACCTGCTATTTGTGACATAGTACTTTCATCAGCTAATGGACTAAATACAGGATTAGTAGGTGGAATAACTGGTGGTACAGTATTGTCCATTCCAGAATATTGTTTTTTACCATTAAAGTAACCCCCTTCTGCTTTAATAAGAGGTAACATATTAACATTACCTGAACTAACTTGATTAGCTTTATTTTGCAATAACGCTGGTTTTCTTTGACTATCATCATTTAAATCAAGCCATCTACCTGGTCTTCCTTTTCCACCTGGATCATAAACCCTACTTGGTTGATTTGTAGGTGCTGCTGGGTTAGACTGCATTTGAGGTGTAGGCTGCACTGGTGTAGCTTGTACTGGTGTAGGTGTTACTGCAGGTGAATTAGTAATAGGTGCTGGTGGTTGAAATATTGGTCTTACTTTTGGTTTAGTAGCAGTTACTGGTGTGTAATTAGTAACTGGACCATTAACATGTTGAATTTGCTGTACAGGTGCATTTTGCAAAAGACTAGGATTTATATCACCACTACTAACTGCATTATTTACCAACCCTTTCATCCAAGGTTTAAATTGTGATTGATTTGAAAAAGATCTTTGATTAGCAGGTTTTGCTATCTGCGAATTAATTCTTGTATTAATTGCATTAACATTACTGTAAGTATCTAAACTATCTTTATATGCAGTGTTAGCATTTTGAAAAGTTTTTAGATCTGTGTATACTTTTCTATCACCATCAGGATACATAATACCCCCATTAGCCATACTTTGTGGCATAGGTTGTTCTTGACCCTGCATAGGTTGTTGTTGTTGTTGACCTTGCATATCTTGCATAGCCATTTGGACAGCTTGCATAGCCATATCTTGTGGTACTCCTGATTGTACAAGTTGTTGCATTACTTGCTCAGGCTGTGCGCCTTGCTGTAACATTTGTTCAACTTGCTGAACCATTTGCATCATTTGATCTTGACCACCTTGTTGCTCTTGTGGTGCTTGTTGTTGCATTTGCTGCTCTTGCATCATTTGCTGTTCTGGTGGCATCATACCACCATCAGGATAAATATACATACCACCCCTGTTCTGTGCAGCAGGTCCTTTAAAAGGTTGATTTACATTACTAACCATTGGACCACCACCTGCATACATATCATTAGTGTAATCTATTTCTCCACCTCTGTAATAAGGATCACCATACATACCGCCTCTAGCATAACCTGCTAGTTTTTTAATTTTATCTTGATATATATTATTCCCAAGAGGTGCAGCAGAACCTGAATTGAAATTAGATACTGGTTTACCATTTTGTGTATTTTGTCCTGTATTATAAAAATAATCTTCTTTGGGTGATTGATAAATGTAAGAAGTATCATTAGGTAATCCATTATCATATTCATTTATAATTCTACTTCCAAATTGTGTATTATCTATATTACCATGTCCTACAGATAATGTACTATTAGAACCCTGCTGCACATTACTTCCAATAGGAATTGGAGCAGTCCAAGGTTTATTAGGTCCACCCATTGTATAAGTATATGGTGATGCAGGATCTCCATATAATGGACCACCTTCAGCTAACATAGGTTGAGTCATTGGGTTATACACATAACCACCATCAGCATGTTTCCAACCTGCAGCATTTCTTGCAAAGTTAGCTCTCTTTTTTTGAAGAGGTGTTGCATTAGGATCTCTTAATACAGAAGCGGCATGTTCTTGAACAGAATGTCCAGCAGCTTTAGCTGATGCAGTAAACTTGCCTTTGTTTTCTGGTTTAATATGTATACCACCTTTAGCATAATTTAATCCTGGGTATTTCTTAGGATTAATTTTACCACCGTAAGCAGCTATGTACTGCTCTTCTGCCATTCTTTTTTGTTCTTCTGCTTGTGCAATAGCTTGCTCTTGCTGGCTGCGTTGTCTAGCATACTCTGTTTTTTCTTGCCATCTTTTTTTAACTTGATCTATACTATTCCAAGAATCATTAGGTCTTCTTAAATCATCTTTAACTCTATCACTAGTAGCTAAATTACCCATAGAATATTTTTTAAGGTCTTGTTTCATACCATCAGCTAAAGTTCTATTAAGTTCTTTGTACTTACCTCCTTTAGAGAAAGTAAAATCCTTTTGAGATTCAGCACCATCTACTTGATCTGATACTATATATTGACCACCATCTCCAGTATCCATTTTAATCTCACCACCTTCTGCTAAAGCATCAGGTCCAATAGGTACACCACCATAAGCATTCTCATGATGCAGTCCTGCTGATTCTGGAATATAGTTTATTCCATATTGATCAAATGTGCCTCCTTTGGCAAATTTCTTGTATCTCATAGTATTACGCAAATTTAATGAATTATTTGTTATGTTTCCTCCTTGTGAAAAATAGTTATTTGTAGGGGCTGCTCCAAAATTATAATCTGGAGGTTGTACTCCTGTATTAAAAGTAGGAGGATTTACTGCAAATTGATTGTAGTCAACTTGTGGTGGTAATGCAGGTGGAGGAGTTACAGCTACTGGCGGTGCCATTGGTGGCTGTTCTTGTGATTTAGGCAAGCTAGCAACTTGATTTGTTACATCTCCAACTTTATTAAAAGTATTAGGATTGTTAATATTATTAGCAGCACTTGGGTTAGAAAAATACCCTGTAGAAGGTGTAGGTTTAACAGAACTTGCTACATCAGTACCAGGTTTCATGCTTACAGCATTTCCATCAAGTACTCCTTGCATAGTTCCTTTAGGAGCAGCACTAAATCCTTTTATAGGAGCAGATGCTGCAAACTTACCTAACCCTTGACTACCTGCTTCACTTGTTTTAAATTGTGATTTTGCTTCTTTGGCACCTTCAGTACTACCATAAATAGTACCAGCAACTCCTCCTGCAATACCTAATCCTGTACCAATACCTCTTGCAACATCACTAGTTTCATTACCTCTAGATATACCTTGCCCTAATCCTTGAGAACCTTCTGAAATAGCACTTGCTGTTGTAGCACCACCTGTTAAAATAGCACTACCAACTGCACCTGCTGTTTGCCCATAACCGTGGATAGAATCTTGCTCTCTTTTTTCATCTTCTGTAGATCTGCCTAATTTTTGTAATCCTTTATAAGCCATATCAGTAGCCATATCAACTCCTGGAACCCATCCAAAAGTTGTATCTACAATACCTTCAAGAGCACCAAAAGCACCAGCACCTATATTCTTCCAAGTTCTTCCACCATTAGCATATTGTAAGTGTGGATCTTTATGGTACATATTATATGGATTAGTATAACCACCTTCAGCATAACCTTTAAATAATGCTTTTGGTGGGCCTTGTGTAGGGTAATAACCTCCTTGAGCTTTTATTTCTTCATACTGATCTAATGTATTATATGGAACTTGCTCCCACCCTTTACCATTACCTTTATTTATTTCACTAACTAAAGGATTACCATTGGCATCATACCCACTATTAGCACCTCTATTAATATATGCTTTTTGTTTAGGGAAGTCTTTTAGACCTAACTCTTCTTGTTGATTAATACTTGTAAATCCTAAAGGTTCTAATCTTTCAGTATTAATTGTAGAATGTGGATTTTCTACAGCAACAGGATTTGGTTTATATGCTACTGGTGTAGGTTTTTTTAAATACAATTGATCATAATAATCTTTACTTCCTGTGTTAACTGAATATGCTTGAGGAATTCTTTTACCTGTTTTTGTAGGATTAATACCTGTTCTATTTGATACTACTTCACTTTTTTTAACTATAGGATCTTCCCAAGTATTGCTAGTCATTAATGCATTAGTAGCAGTAGGTATATTTTTATTTAAAAACTGTACTGCATTATATACATCAGAACTATCTTTATAAGCCTGTTCTCTTTTTTTAAATTTATTAGGATCTGATATGTAGATAGGTTTAGTAGGACCACCTCCAGCAAATGTTTTAGTATTTCTACCTTCAATATAAAGATTAGGATGTCCTAGTTCTTTATACTCAGAAGGTAAATGGCCTTCAGATAAATGAGGCATTATACCACCAGTTTCATCATATAGCTTTGAATAGTTATAATAGTGTTCTACATCATATGGATTAGTAGCATTACCTGTAGCATCAGCATACTTATCATACTCTTTTCTAAATTCTCTCTCTTCAAGAAATCCTCTTTTTACTGGTCCACCTGTAGCATTGTACATATTCTCAATACCTTCAGGTAACATACCTTCGTTTTTTAACCACTCTCTACCTTCAGGAGATTCTGTTGCTCTAGCTTCCCCTTCTAAAGTATATGGTCTATTGTACATTTCAGCATTTGTATACTTATCATACATTACATTATCAGGTACAAAATTAAAACTAGGGTTATCACTTTTAAATTCACTGTTAATAGCATTCTCTTCAAACCCTCTTCTATTATAATAGTCAGCTGTTAATTCATCTACATAAGGAGTTTGAGGTTGTCTTAATGGACCATCATATAATTCAGGTAGTCTATCTCTACCTTCTTGGTGTTGCCAAGCATGGTAATACTCATGGGGTAAAGCATCTGATGGATCACTGGGATCTGAATGTATTCTATTACTAACAGGATTATATAATGATCCTGTATTTACTTGCTCTACAGGAGTATTTAAATAACCATCTTTTACTGGCCCACCATCAGGATACTTAGCTTTAATCTTTCTTTCTTGTCTAAGCATTTCTGCAGTAGGCTTTTTGCCTGAACCTCTATTAGCTCTTATATTTTTCCAAAGTGAATTTTTCTCTGCCATATTACTTAGGTACAATTTTACTTCTCATTGAATATTCTGTTATCACATCATGTAGTCTAAATACTTTGTTAACATCTATTGGTGCCTTTAATTTAGCATCATGTGTAAATGTAACATCCATATACTTATCTGATATTCTAGGTTTAATAGTCAAGGCAGGATTAGTTTCATCTCTTGGAATAGCTAATCTCCAGCTTCTTATCTTTTGTGTAAAGTTAACAAATGGTTGTGAAACATTTTGATAGTCATTAGTAATAGTCATTGTAGATATTGTCTCTGCTAACTGTAAGTTATTTAGTATAACTTCTGTGTTAACTTGAAAGTTATCAAAGGTTTTAACAAAGTCAGAATTCTCATTAACTCTAAATGTAATACTTGATGGATAGTATGTAGTATAGAAAGTATTTCTACTTCCAATATTATGAGTATATACATTTGTATATGATCCTGTTGGTGCAATAGATAAGAATCTTTTTCTCATATTAATATACATAGATGGGTGGAAATCATAGAATGATTCAAATGCATCTAGTAATTCATTGTAAGATATAGTGTGTTCAATACTACTAGCTTGGTCAAAGAATGTAAAGTAAACAGTATTATATTCTGAGTTAAAAGAAGATACAATACCTACTCTGTTATCACTTCTTAAAATCTTATCTTCTGATTTAAGAGTACTACCAACAAAAGCAGTTCTAAAGAATCCAGATAATCCTTTAACATCAGTTAGTGGATTCATTCCTGATATCTCATCTTTAGTTTTACCTACAGCATATTTAAATAATTTATTGATAAAAGAATCATAGTGATAAATAGATGAGCCTGTAGATTCTACAGCAAAGGAATGCTTGCAACCAGTCTCTGTAGATACATAATCAAATCTTTGTAATACAGATCCTGTACCTAATTGAGTTTGTGTAGTATCCCCTTCATTGGCAAGTACTCTTTCATCAACTGCTGCAATACCTACACCATCATTTTGGTAATAAAATAGTTTATCTTTAAATTGTATTACTCTATTAATCTCACCATAGTTACCATTAACAGATAATGCATTATTAACTAATAAGCTTCTCCAAGAATCTAACTGTTCTCCATCAAGTTTAGGTTCTGATGGATAGATAGTATGTGGTTCTCTTACAATACTAGATTGTAAATAAGCTTTAGCAATAAATACATTACTGGTATTTTGCTGTGAGTATGCATAATTGTATTGATAATTACCTTGAGTAACTGTATTTGTAGTTTCTCTTACAGAAGCGTGTTGTGTTTGTATATTTAATTCTGTATTATATCTTACTTCAGCTGGATAGAAAATAGCTACTGCTATATTATTACCATCATCAGGAGCTGGTTCCCAACCACTACCAGCAAGATAATTGACATTAGTTCTTTGCCAATCAAAATAATTTACATAAGTATCTCCACCATACACATCATTTTTATATGTACTAACACTAGTAATACCATTTATTGGCATGAAGTGATTAGCTAGAATATACTCATTTGCATATCTATCTGCTCTAGTCCATCCTTTGTACTGCTCTGTTAGAAATCTTTCATAAGAAGCTAGGTACATTGGTAACCACATACCACCAGTAAAAGGAGATGTTTCATAAATTAAATGTGTATCAGGATGTGGTATATTGCCAAAGTTAGAATTACCACTATCAAAAGATAGTAATTCTGTTTCTGCCCCCCATTCACCAAAAGCTCTTAAATTATAATCAGCATCAAGTTTACTACTCATGTTAATAAACTCAGGAAAAGAAGCATCAGTAACTAATGTACTTGTTGGTATTGAATTCTTATTACTTGAATAAGCTACATACAATCTATCTAATAATGGAAACTTTCTATCTGCAGCTGTCCAATCAGCAAATGCTGTATAACTTTCATCACTGTATGTGTAGTTAAAATCTCCTGATGCTATATAGTATGCTGAGTTAATACCAAAGTCAGGTATTGTAATATTTGTAGCATATTGAACTCTACTACCATAAGTATTAGTTCTACCTATAAATCTTAAATAATCTAGTTCTCCAAAAGAACCAACAGATCTAGATAAAAGATTTGGACTTGTAAAAGTCTGTACTGCTTCAATACATCTTGATGCATCATATATCCATCTATTTTCTAATGGTAAAGAAACTTCATTGTAAAATGGAATTAGTCCAGCAAATGTACTCATATCATTATAGTAAGTAGGCTGAATATATCCAGTACCTAATCTAGTACTATCTACAAGGTCTCTTCTTAATCTTACATATGAGTAACCTGATATCTTATCTTTAATAGATTTAAATTGATCTGTATTAGTATCTAAAGAGAATCTAATACCCATTTGAATTACTCTTACATTATTACCTTGAGCATCAAAATCTCCCAATCTAGTAAGTCCAAAGTCACCATTTTGATCAGAAGCAAATGGAAATTTAATATCACCTATCCACAATGGATAAGACGGATAACCATAAATATCATAAAATACAATACCCCATCTATAAACCTCACCTCTTGAATACCCTGTAAAAAGAGTTTCAAGATATGGACTTTTCATAGTATCTAATGCAGAACCACTACCACCTGGGTAAGTATAAGTATCTGAAAATATAAGACCGTTTTCTTCTGGGCTGCTAAAATTAATAGCTGGATTTATATAAGGAGTATGTTGAGACCAACTACTCCCAACTTTAGCTACTTGATCTACAGTACAGAATTCATAACTAATGTTAGGTCCTGTACCACCAATGGTAGTACCTAAAGCATCATATTTAAACTGTGAATTAGTAGCCCAGTCTCCATTAGAAAATGGATTTGTAGTTATATCATTGTTCTCTTTATTAAAAGAATTAATACAATCAAAGGTTTCTGGTATTAATGCATAATCTAAAGGTACTGCTGGATCACCATTAATACTTATAGTACCAAAATAAGAATCAATAACTACAGATGCATTTCCATAAGTATCATCATTATTATAAAGGTTAGATATAAAACTAGAGTTATATCTATATGCTCTAGAATCAAATTGATCTGTAAGATCAAAGTATTTAGTAATAGCATTAGCAGCAAATAATCTATTTCTTGCTACATCAATAGTTTTAAATACTTCTGGAGTTCTATTAAGGTTAGCAACTTCTGTTGAGTCTAATGGAATATCATTCTCATTACCATTATGTACAATAGTTAAATTACCTGTATCAGGTACAGCTCTTTCATCAAAATAGAAAGCTTCTGGGAAATCTGCTAGTTGGTAAACAATGTAACCTGTTCTAATACTATCATAATTAGTATCTATATTTTGAATGTTAATACTTACAGATTTTTGAGAGTTAGTACCAGTTGCTACTCCTGGTGTTGTGTAATCAGATAGACTTCCAGGAAATAAAGTAATTAAATTACTTAAAGGAGAGAATGTAGACTTAGCACCTTGTGCAGAATATAGCTGATAAAAGTATTGGTACTTACCTGTTGGTAATGTACCACCTGATACTACTAACTTTACAACAGGTTTTTGACCAAAAGATTGTGGTATATAAGAAAGTAATGATTCTGGTGTTGCCCAGATCTGTGGATCCAATACATTACAAGTCCTTAGATTATTATTCCAATCTGTCCATACAACTCTTGTGATAGATATATTTTCAAATCTACATTTTAAGTGTTTAGAAATAGCATGCTGTCTTGATAAATTTAATTTACCTGCATACTTTAATGTAGTATCAGGATTTAAATTAATACCATCAATTTGTGAAAGTACAACTTCATTAGTTTGATTGTCATACTCAATATCCCATATAAACCCTTCAGTATTAATAGGGTCCTCATCATTACTAGTAGATGAACAACTAATTAATACTAGGTTGTTATTGTAATATCCCCAACCTAAAATAGTATGTGAAATTATTCTATCAGTTCTTGTAGTTATAACAGCATCTCCAGAAACTAATACTAAAGCAATAGTAGCTGCTGTACTAGACTCTGGTTTAAAATCATATATAACTATGTAATTAGAATTATAATATGCTCTAATGTATTGATAACCAGGTACTGTAATATTTAATTGTATTTGATCATTAATACTTTGTGATAATGAAATATTATCTTTTTGAGATACATTAGTTAAAGTAATAGGTATTGTGTAAATACCTCTTGTAATTTCAAATTGAAATGTACCAGTTGCATTTGTGAAGTCTATCTTATAAGTAGCTTCAACAGTTGGTAAAGTAAAATTAAATACAGTGCCTTTGATGTTCTCTATAGCAAAAGTAGATGAACCTTCATCTGTCATTACTCTGATATTCTTAGCATCAAGATAACTATCTTGCTGGCTTTTGAGTTTAGATAAATCAGAGTTAAGTCCCTTATTCCATGTATTTTTACTGACTGGCATATATTAAAAGTATCTGTATGGATGATTAAACATTCTTTCTGGAACTTGCATGTTCTTAAAGAATGTATTATGATTATTGTAATTAGGAATAAGTCTAAGCCACTGATTCTTAAATGATTCCATCTCATCAATAGAAGGCATTTTAGATTTATTAACAGCTTGTGCTACTTTCCAATCTCTTTCTCTTTCAATATGCTGATATACTTTATCTGCAATGTTACCTTGAATAAATAGTTTCATTGCAATCTTATAAGCAATCTCATACTGCACTGCTTGTCTCCACCATTCATCTGCTGGAATTAAAGGGTAACCCTCTTCATCTGTAGGAATAGCTAAGAAAGCCATCATTACAGAACCATGGTCAAAAGATGTAAATATATAATTACCATTGACTGTATATGTGTTTGCAGATTTGCAACCAAAATCATTATCAGTACAATGCATATTATTATTAAATGAATCAGTAGCCCATCTCATAGGCTCTAATCTAAAGTTAGGTTTCTCTGTACCACCACCATATCTTCTGATAATTGGAGTACGAGGTTCACAAGGAATATTATTTTCAATATTAGGACCTTCAATAGTAGTACACTCATCACAAGTAGTAAATGCATTACATCCACACAGTCTCATTCTTCTATTTACAATATCAATAGCAGAGATTTCTACATACTGTGTACCTCTATCTAAAGTAGCAATTACACCAGTAGCACAACCATCACCAACACCTTGTACTTTTCTAGCTGTCTGAATAATAGATTCTAAGTCACAAGGGAGTTTACCTCTACCTTCATCAATTACAATCTCTTCAACATGGTGCTTTAAAATCAAAGGTGCCTTGAGTAATGCAAGTAAACTGCCAGCCCATTCAGCAGCTTCTGTGAATGATAGTGAATAATTAAATCCAAAATCCATGTAGACTCTCTCTACAATAGTTTTTAAACTGACAAGTTTACCTGAAGTAGCCATAGTTATTAAAAGGATAAGTTTTCTAATCCATCAAGAATTTTATCTTCTACAGATTCTTTCTCTGTTTTAGGTGCCATACCTTCAAGAGGATTTTTCTTAGAGATATATTTCTTGCAATCATTAGTATATTTGCTATCATCATCTTCATCTATAGATGCTCTACCATATTTTTCCATAGTTACAATGTAACCATTCTCTACTTGTTCAACACATACTTTTTTGGTGATTCCATCAGCAGTTTCTGATTTCTCCCACCTTTTTTTATTATCTGCCATAATACTTAGTTTTATAATTATTGTTCTCTGTAATCTGTTCTATAAGGATCTGTTTTAAGATGCGTTGCAAGCTCTCTACACCACTTTCTACTTGGTATAAACATAACTGCTGACTTACCTTTATATAGTGCCTTATCTTTAATATATTTAAACTTCATTCTATACTTATTCTTGCAATAGATTTTAGGTTTATTCTTAATCTGTTTTAAGTCTTCAAAAGGAATATCTCCATAAACTGTTTGCCAGTGTTTCTTAGTCTCACCCCAATCAATCTTATAAGCTATTCTATTAATAGAACCATCTTCATTATAAATGATTTGTTGTTTCTTTTTCTGTATTTCAATAGCACCAAACTTATTAGGAAGCTTGAGGGCAAACCCATCTTTAATTATCATATGCATCAAAGCTTCAAAAGTATCCTCTATAATATCAGCATGTTTTGCTTTATCTATAGGATTATCTGAAGCTGTTTTATAATGCTTATAAATATCTTCATAAGTATTTTGAACACTAAACTTATTTTTAGAACCTTTTCTTATCATTCTTGTGATTTATTCTGTCCAGGATCTGTACCAGCTTGTGTAAAATTAGCTGCTACTG